CCTTAGTTACATTTCCGACGCTTTTTACGATTTTTCTCACTTTTGAATAAACGACAATGGAACAACTCACCCTGCTCCTCAACACCCTCACACTCACCACGAACCTCGAATTCCTCGGGACCGACCCCCATCACGGATCGATCCAACCTTTCCTCATGCAACACAATGACTGGTATTGGCACTTACAAGCTTTTGTTTTTACAACAATTTGCACTTACGCCATGCTCTTCTCCTTCCCCGTTGTTCAGAAAGCACTCTACGGTTTTCGCCGCTCTCTTGTCTCTGCAGACAAGGCAGAAGAATTCTTCTTCAGATACAATGTACCAAAGTTCACCATCACCAAAGATGACCATTACTTTGCTGCCCTCAAAATTGTACTCAATTGGTTTCGACCAACTCAGAAGATTCACCCTGTCCACTTCACAGACCTACGTTTCTACCCCTGGAAATTATCAACCTCCGCTGAAAGACCATTCACAACATGGAATCTACAAGGAAAACGAAAATTCTCAGCCCTATACACAGAAATCTTTGTCTACTGCCGAACAATAGTCCATCGTTTCAAGGATAACCTGCCCTTCAACTACGATCCCATCACCCTTCACGTCAAGCCCGCGCTTGTAGAAGTCAATGATGAAGATAAAGTCCGCACAATTTTTGGCGTACCCAAATATTGCATATTCTCCGAAGCTATGTTCCTCTGGCCCCTCTTCTCACACTACCATACACGTAAACATACTCCACTTCTGTGGAACTACGAAACATTAAATGGCGGATGGAACCGACTCAACAACGAGTATTACGCTCGCCGCGATCGCCCCTCCCCTCTAGTCAACATCGACTGGTCAATGTTCGATATGTACGTTTACTTTGATATGTGGAAAGATATCCTCGATGGAGTTAAGACATATTTCTGCTTCTGCGGAAGTTACTGTCCCACCACACTCTATCCTAACGCTCGAACCAACCCCATCAGACTTCACAATCTTTGGGACCGCGTACAAGACATGTATTTCAACTTACCATGTGTAACCACATTAGGTAACGTATACAAACGCAACTTCGCTGGAATGCCTTCCGGTATATTCGGAACTCAATTCTATGACTCTATTTACAATGGAATCATGATAGTTACTTGCTTGCTCGCCCTCGACATCCCCGTACCCGATGACATGTTCATCAAACTCATGGGAGATGATGCATTATTTGCAGTGTTAGCTAACATCCCCGTCACTGGCTGGTTAGATTTCTTGACGCTATTTGCGCAAGAGGCAAAACGCCGATTCAACTCAAATCTAAGTCCAACTAAATGTGGAATGTTTCTTAATATTCAAGGCTCAAAAGTCCTAGGATACACCAACTTCAATGGCTGGCCCCAACGCCCCGACGAAGAACTGTTATCTAGACTCTTGCACCCTAAGTCACTTCGCGACACACCCGGAAACCTAATGGCACGCGCCATCGGTATCTACTACGCATCTGCTGGTAGTCCAAAACTCCGACCAATCTGCGAACACATTTACTCTGAACTTCAATCTCAAGGACACAAACCTGCTCTAGCTGGATTAGCATCTATCTACGACCCAGGCTCACTCCACCTTGAAGAATTTGAACTGTATCACTTCCCTTCTAAGACCGAAGTAATTTCGCGTCTCTGCCGTCCCTCATCAAGAGACCCAGATATCCAACACAGATACTGGAACAGAGACCACTTCATCTACGAAGCTGGATTTGCCCAATGCGACACAAAGCTGTCTCAGCATTGAACAAACCAACCTACTCAAAACTC